CTTTTTTAACTACCATTAGTTACCCCCCCCTCTGTTTGTGGTTCTACGGGAGTTGCTGCTGTGTCTGCTTGTTGAAAAGCTGATTGTTGAACTGAGCTGTCTTTTTTCTCATCAGATAATAACTCATTTCTTAATGAAGCTGGAAAACTCCATGTAACTCTTAGGCCTAATTGATTCCATACTTGTGCCTCGTCTTCGTTCTGTTCTTCATCAACACTTTGTTCAAAAGCTAAATATGCAATCTTAGCTGAGCTTTCTGAGAACTCTGCTGCATTACCTAAAACAATCTGAGGTATTCCTACAACTTGATAAAAGTAGTTTCTTAAATGTTCTCTCCATGGTAGAGGATTAAGAGTTGAGTTTGACGGAACTGCAATAAGCTCATGCTCAACTGCTCCCTTAGGAATATATAAGTTTTCTCCTTTCTGAACAGCTTCATCAAAAGTAGCTATAAGCTTATTGATCTTTGTTTGATCATCAGTATCTAAAGTAAATTTCATCATTGGCTTAACAAACCTATGTTGTAGCATTTTCATATCTGTAAAGCTCTCTTTATTTGCTAATATGATTTGCTCTATTGCTTCAATATCACTAACTCCATGGATCTCGTCAGCTACTCTTTTATTAACTAAATGAAATATCTTATCAGGAGTATATTTTTTAGCAGTTGATTTAGATCCTGCCTTTGTGACTTGTTCATATCTCTTTATTATTCCCTGTTTATTAACAACGATTTTTATAGTTGAGGGATCTAAAGGTTTTAAGTTAATTAAAATTCCTGAACTTTCATCTCTGATAACTTCAGCGAAAGCGTCCCCACCTATTCTTCTAACTATTCTTAAGTTTTTCATAATAGAATTAAAGTTGTCATTACCCATTCCACTTATATGATCTAAGATAACAGAAGTTTCAGGGTCAGCTTCATATCCACCGCCACCTGTCCATGTTGCTCTCATATCAATAGCAGTTTTAACTTCAGGGATCTCTTTATAATAACCTAACCATTGAGTAAACTTAGTGTTTTGATAGAATGTTTCTTCTTGATCCTGCACTCCGTCTGTCTGTTGTGCATTAACAACTACATCTGAAACTGCGTTGCTCATGTTGCTATGTGCTGCTGCGTCTATATTTAAGTTATTTACTGCTTGTGGCATTATACATCAATCCTCACGGGTGCGTAAAATGTTAATATACTCGGACATGCTCCTGTTGCGTCCCAACCATTTGTCCTGCCTTTTGGATCATGCCCTATTGCACAACCCCCGCTGACATTTCCGTCTTTAATATAACCCTCTATTGTTAATCTTAATGTGTCCCCTGCTCCTAAATTAACTTGCTCTATTGTAGAATTAAGAGCGTCCATTTTATAAGTTCTGCCTGTTACTCCTAAACTTAAAACTCCACTTTGTGATGTTGATAATTGTGTTTCAGTTAGGCCTGAAACCTTTTTAACAATCGCCTTAACATAGGCAGATGTGGTTTCATTATTTGCAGATATGACTGCCCAAGGCAGATTAACAATAGTATTCCCTTTTAAAACAATCGGCTTATTTATTGCAACATCAAAGTCAATATCCATTTTTTTAACATAAGCACCTGTTGGATTATCAACAAAACTATAAATATCGTCAGAGTATCTTGTCCAATTACTTAATTCGTATTGCATGCTTGCACCTGAAATTGAATTTGAGCCATAGAAAGAAATTATCCCTGTTCCTGAAGCAACATCTATAAAGTTATAAGTTGCGATTATTCCCTCTCCTGATTTTCTATAAACTATTGGAATTGGCATTATTTCAACTTCTCCTGAACTCTTGGTTCTCTTAAACTCTCCATATTCCTGACATAGTTATCTCTTAAAACATCTAACATTGTTTGAGCTTCTAATCTACTTGTAAATCCTGACATGTCATAGTTTATAATATTCATTGCAACAATAGATGAACAAGTGTCATCTAATATTCCTTTAAAGTTAGCTCCTACACTTGAATAGTTAGCTGTCCAATCATATCTTGTTAATGCATTTATAACTGCTTCTGCTTGATCACTCCAACCAGCTAATAAGGCGCCTGATATGTTTGCACTTGCTCCTGCCTTAGCAATACATGCTCCGCTTGTTGTGAATGTAAAGCTCATAATAAACTCCTTAAACTCTCTAATTTATAAATAAGTTCTTGCATAAGTTCGCCTGAAGCAAAAGCGTCGGGAGATAGAACAACCTTTTTGGCTTCAATTAGAACATCTCCCTCTTTTGTTGCTAACGCTTCTGCGTTAATCTTGCTTTGTGTTGTGTAATTATCAATAAATACCATATTATTTATAGCGTATCCAAATATTTAAACTTTTGTCTTTCATGCACCACGCAGCTCTTGTTAATGCTTCTGCAATATGTGTATATTTTCCAAATATCCTTATTACTCCTTTGTCTGTATATTCATATTGAACAGATTTTAAAGATAATGCAATCTCTTTTTCATCAAACAACTCAATCTGTCCCTTTTCCATAAGCCAAAGTAGGTTTGCATATAGATCCTCTTTCATGAGTTTTGTTTTATGTGTATCGTCCCTGTTTAAGCTTCTTTGTGCATTATCAATAGCAATAACCTTTCTTTTTGTCTGTTCATCTTGTAATAAAGGATCAAAGACACCAACTCCCATTCCGCCTGTGTCTATATAGATCTTTTTGAACTTGTATTTTTTATCTAAGATCTTTATATTGTCAATCGTATCTGTTAGAAGTGTTTTTGTTGTGATCATCATATCAATTTGCGCAAGTTTTTCTCTATTTTCTCTTTGAACTGCAAACATGACACTCTCGTCCTCTCCCATACGGGCAACATCAACTCCTAAGAATAAGTCGCCCGACGCGGAGAAAGCAGAACCGCGCCGGACTTTCATGCATGACTTTATAAGCTCGTCCGAAAAGTATTGTCTTAATTCATCTAAGAATAGAGCTTGATATTCTTGCGCGTATTCTAATCTTGACATTCTCTTTCTTTCTGCTTCTAAGAAGTCCTTAGAATGTCTTGGGCAATCCTCAGCAGAAATATAGAACTTCTTGAATTGCTCATTTTCAGAACATTCGTAGAAAAATCCAACTCTCCCCCTGGGAGTGCTAATTATATCTAAAGTTCCCTTAGTTACAGACAACATAGGCATGATAGCAACAAATACCTCTTTAGCCATGTCAGCAGCTTCATCAACAACAACAGAAGTGCATGTAAATCCTCTTAAACCTGTTCCTGTTTCTCCAGCAGCGTAACACATGATTTTTGAGCCATTTGAGAGCTTTAATTCATGTTTCGTTGGCTTTTCCCTGCCTTTCTTTTTAATTAGATAAGGATATTTCTCTTGTAAATACATTAAAGTTTTGAAAAACAAAGAATATGCTTGTTTTTCTGTATAAGCAATCATCAGAATTGTTTGGTTTGCATTGTTTGCGGCCCTTTCTCCATACTTAACAGAAACAGCTGCAGATTTTCCAGATTGACGCCCACAACAAACAAAGCAGTTTCCCTTTTCAGCAATATAGTCCTTTTGCCATGGGTCTAAGGTTAGCCATGGCTTATTTAAGTTGTAATCCATTATATAACTTCAAAGCGAACTTCAAAGAAACCATTTAGTCGCTCTTGCTCCTTTTCTATCTTTGCTCTCTGATTTCTACTCATGCTATCAGGTTTGCATTGAACAAAGGTTATTCTCCTATCTTCCTTATCTACAATAACAACATCAATAGGAGAATGAGAACCCGCAGAGCGAAAGGAGAGTAAACCTCTCTCTCTCGCTTCATTAACGAGTTTTCTTTCTTTTCTCACGCCTTTTAGATAGTTCTTGTTGGGCATTTCCTAACTTCCTTTTTAAATCTTTATCAATCTGCTTTATTAGTTGCTTGTCTTTAAGCAGGACTCTCATTCTACGCCTGATCTTGCGTATAACACGATCTTCTGCTTCTTTAAGAGCTTTCAGGAATTCCTCTTGCATTTTTGATAAACTCCTTATATCTCTTTTGTTTAAAAATAATATCTATGCTTTCTAAGTTTGTTTTGAAAACTTCATTGTATATGTTCTTGAGATCCATTAAACTTGCTTCGTTGTTGTTCTCAAAGAAGTTCAATTCGTCATCTGTTAAGTTGAGCATTACCTTAGTTTCTACTTGCTTCTCCCATTCTGTTAATTCGTCTTTCTTTTCTACAACTTGCTTTTCTAACTCTTTCACTTCATTTTCAATAACTTCTTTAATTGCTTCAGGAGCTTTTTTTACAACTTTATAATGTTGTCTTAGAAGTTCATTTATTAACGCTGAAGCATTTGGTTCTAATCTTATCTTTTCTGAAACATCATCTTGAAAATAAACACATCTTGTTATTGCCATGTTAATTATAGGAATTACTGGTTTATAAATCTTTGTGTTTTTATATATATATATATATATATATGATATATAGATAGATAGATAGATAGATAGATAGAGTTCCAGTGGAAATAGAGGTCAGCATACCATTAGTAGTATTTCTTTAACATATTCCTTTATTAAATCAATATGTTGTAGTTGGAGTGGAAATAGAGGTCCTCGTAGAATTAGCTTCCAAAAAAATGTTGATGTATGTTTCTACAATTTTCTGTGAGATCCACCTGTTGATACAGGTGTTCGCTTTTTAAACGTCGCTGGTGTTGAAATGTATATGCTATGCACTTAGGCAACCATAGTACATACGCTCTTTAGTTATTCGGTGCAGCGAACAAGACATGTAACCCCATATACCCATAGCGCAACCTTAGTGCATACTTGCACGTTTAGTGTATGCACTAAGATTGCGCCGTAGATCCCCCCCGTTGTCTCCACGTATAAGTGAGCGAAGCAAAGTATATAAAAGAAAGCTAAAGCTTTGAGGCAGCACATATATATATACTTTGCGTAGCGATCCTTACTCGTGGAGATGGTGCTCTTTGTCTGTCATTGTTTAACTTTACTATTGAATATAAATGCCCGGTCTTTGTAGGATTT